TACGAATGGTCTTATAATCATTCATACATTGGGAAGCTTCCATCATCTCCAGAGCATTCTCATTACGAAAATCAGTCCATAGAGTTGCTCCAAGAAATACCCAGTCAGCAATCTTCACCACACTATTTTCCATCAGGTGAATACCCTCTGGAAGATTTTCTTTCAGGACATCCCAAGTTCCTTCATAGTTGTATCCATATGCTTCGTGGTTTCCTGCAAGATACAGAACCCAATCAAAGTTATCAACACACTTCTTTAGAAAGTTATTATAAACTTTCTTAAGATTACCGTCCTTCTTGAAGTGACGAGCACATAGAATGTCTCCACCAAGAATAAGAACCTCACCTTCTCCAAGATCAGGAACTCCATGACCATACTCACAACTCTCTAGGTGAAGATCAGAGACAACTTTGATTTTCACAATACCTCCCAGTCAGCATCTGTAGTGTTTGTTGATATCCAGAAAAAGTATTTTTTATTTTCTGATGCGAGAAACAACATGTGATTAGAAGTTTCCTGCTCCACAACACACACAGGATTGTTATCCATGATATTGGCAAGACGGTTTTTTGCCTTGCTTGATTTAGGTTTGACTGTGACTATGCGGGTCATTTGAATGCTCCAGTAATAATACCAGCAATCAATAATATGGCGATAATAAACAGAAAAATAGATAAACTAATCCAAATGGGAGATAATACCCAAACCCAAGACCAAGAGATTACATTGGTGAGTTTGAGACCAATAAACAAAATGGTCAACCAACCAGTGAATCCCATACCAGAAGAAGCAGTTGTGTTGTTAGACATTGGGGTCTTTGTTGTATGTGAGTATTATAGACCATTTGAGTGGGTCTGTCAACGGGTCATTGATAAGCATTCCTTATCGCCTATAATATTCTAAGTTGCGTGGTCGGGATGTCAAAAAATCAAAGCGAATCTCAAACCATTTCCAGCGAAATGTGAACCCTGCGAGTGAGCAGCTACCAAAACTAATAAGCAGCATAGGGAATATTTCTTTAGTGGGGTATTCATCCCATCGAACTTCAGTATCTAGTAATGCGAATTTAGGATAACATTGGAGCACTTGGAGATGCCATTCGTTTCCATAATCTTCATAGTGAGCTGTGTCAATTAGTTTCATTGTTCGTATACTGGGCGAGTGTTGTTACAGTGTAGGAAATACTTATATTCAGCTTGCATACCATTGGTCCACTGAACTACATCACATCCTTTGTATGTATCTACCACAGCAAAGTTGGGGGTGACTGTGTGTGTTTGTGGAGATGGTCGTATCATATAAAAACCAAGAATGATAGTAAATATGGCAATTATAACCACACCAATAAACCACACAATAGACGGCAAACTCTGTAATATTTTTTGATATTCAAGATCAGTCATTTGTTGTTGGGTGGAGTGGGTTTATAAAATTCAATTTTTAGTTGGTTTACGAGTAAATCCAATTTATTAGAAATACGAGTAACTTCTTCTTCTAACAGATCAATACGATGCACCATATTTAATTGTTTTTTAAGTGATTCTGAAGTATTCATATAATTTACGCAAAGTTGAAGTGTATCTCTGAAAAATATTCAAGCATACATTGTTGGTCTTTGAGTTTTACCAAAACTGCTGGAAGGAAATTGTCGTAGATCTTGAAAAATTCCTCACGAGTATGAAATCTCAATCCGTGAAGGTGCCAAGTGCCAAAGAGTTTATGAAACCCTCGCACAGCACGATATGCTTGAGTTGTGATTGGTTTATATGGTAGAGTTCTATCAAAATCACCATTATCACCACCCCAAGGGTTTGCCTGTGTCATTTGTAGACAAAGAGTTTTACCTTCACCAGTGCCATAGTATTCTGCTTCCAGAAACATCCAGCTCTCGTCTTTTGGCATCTCACCATAAGTTTCGGCATACTCTTTCATACACCGATCAGCAACTGATTGGAAGTTTTTTTTCTTCAACACTTCCAACTCTTCTTTTAACTCTTCCCTCTCAATGGCAGCAAGTTGTTTTAATGCTCCATCATATCTTTCCATACATTCAATACCAATCTTTAATACTTTATCTTCCCACATATCTTCTGGATTGGCAAGTTGACCAAATGAATCATTTTTAACTTTACTTAGTTTTCCATTACGATCATAGTCGTAGTAATGGGATGAATGATTTGAGATTTCTTGATACTTTTCGCTGTCAATCAACTCTCCTGTGGAAACCGCAGATGGTTTCGGTAAATACTGTGATGCTGGTTCAGTCATTAGTCTGATGCTCTCCATGATTTAATTTGGGGTTGGTCTTCTTTATAATCTTCTACAATATCAAGAATACGATATGCTGCTTCTTTTGCTGCTGGGTGCCAATAATCTGGAGCAGTATCTCCAAGATAATCTTCCATCACCTCTACCATAGAATCAATCAAATTATCAAAAGAATTCATTTAAATACTCCTAGTTGCCTCTTCAATGCCTGCTTACGAGCTTTCGCCTGACGTAGTGCCTGTGGTTTTAAGGTGCGCTTAGCGCCCTTTCTGGAGTGGTGCTGCCAGTTTGGCGTAGTCGGCGTAGTCATCGGTCGTTTGCGTGTCTTCGTATTATATAGGAAATTGAATGCGTTGTCAAGCGTTGCCTTGAAATTTAAGAAAGTCTTCGGAATTCGTTAAACCTATACACTATAGCATATACATCTTCTATCTCTCCATCCTCATCAAGTAATATTTCAAAATCAACTTTGCTCTTTGGATTAGTTAACGTGTTTATGTATTCTATGTCTTCCTGCGTTATGAATTCCTTTTCTAATAATACTTTGCTGTAAACATCAAGCATTGCTTGATTACTATATCTAATAATTGAAGAAGGTAATCTATCAGTATTTTCTCCTCTGTTGATAACCATTGGAAAATATTCAAGCACCAGGTTAACTTTTACTCTAGAAGAATTTGGATATATTCCAATGGTGCCTCTAAAATACTCAGGATGAGTTTTGCCCAATGCGTTTAGTTTTGTCAGAATTCTATTATCAGTATACTCCGCTAAATCATATGTAGAATCAAGTATCATAATATTTTTAAAATTGGCGTTTGCGTCATATTCAATAGATTCAACATATGTGGCAAACTCATCAGTGACACTTGTCATTCTTTTAATAGCATCTACACAACCGAATAATTCAGGGCATTCTATGTTTTCAGCAAAATGTGCGAAGGCAGGAGCATACTGAGAAATAATACTATACTGAAATAAATTATTAATTTCAAACGAAAGTATATTTTCTTCGTTGTGCTCTATCTTGAGCTGCTTTTCATCATCAGGTAAAACATGAATTGAATACGCAAACTTATAACGACAAAATGCCTCTAATTTTCTTTTGATTTCTGGCAACAGTAATGGTTCGTATTGCCTATCATACAATGATGTATACTGCCACGGCATATACGAATAAGTAGAAACATATTCGTTACGTTTTAAACTGTGTTTATCTGCTACAGTAAATTCTGCTGAAAACATTTTACTCATTTGTTAATATGGTTTGACCCAACTCGTTTACAATACTATAAAATACATAAAGCTCTGGATCACAATCTGCTTGACTTTTAGGAAAAGTCTCATCAAAAAACAGCATAGCTTCTTCAATATTATCTAGTGTTAGAAATATAAACTCACTCATTCTCATTGATTCAAACATATCAAAAGGCAACAAATCACGGTATATATCCATAGATTCGTTGATTTTTTCGATGTTTTGACTATGATTCCATCCATATGATCTAATGAAGACCACTGGTTTTTTAAGAGCAAGTGCGGATTGCTCTATGAAGTTATCAAATTGAAAGATTTCGTATTCTGTCTGCATTGTTTTATTCCGAAATTAGTTTCCAAGCAAGTGTTATTCGTAATCCATTAAACTCTCTGTTAGTAGCATCAGCACAGTGATATATTTCTCCAGGAAAATATACTACTCTATTTTTAGCAGGATAAACGTGAGAATAAGTATCATTCACTTTAAATATTGTTGATCCTCCCCATTCATCATTCCAATCATTTAGATAAAGCAGAAAAGTTTTACCTTCTGGAGTATACCAATCTTGATGAAATTCACCTTTAGTGCCAAATGTATGACCGTTGGCATACACCGTATATAGTGAGAATTTTTTATTTAATTTTTGTTGTATAATATTTAGAAGATATTCAGTAAAAAAAGTGTGCTTTTCTAAATACATTCCCCAAAAAGGCGTAGATCCTTTATATTCTGGTTGATCTGGAGTATATGTGCCATGACCGTAAAACCATCTGTCTCTACTTACATATCCAATTATTTGATTTAAATCAGTATCACTAAAGAAATCATCATATACCAAAATGTCATTCGCCATATTCCCTCATTAAGTTAATTCTAAATTGCTCCAAGTTTTCTAGTAGTTGATATCCATTTGTTATAGTGTCATCACTAATAGTTAAATTATTTAACAAGCTACCATATTCAATAATATGATTGCGAATAAAAGTATTTTTAATTATACTCTCAATCCAACAAACAACTACTTTCCTATCACCAGAAATAACTGGGTTTACTTTATGCCACAGTCCAGTATTATAAAGTATTGCCGTTCCTCTTTTTTTCTTTATCGTTACCTCTTCAGACCCAATCTTTATAACTAACTCACCACCTTCATATTCTTCTGGGTCATTCAAAAAACAAGTCATACTCATATGAGCGTTAATACCACCAATTGGATTTGTATCGATATGATACCCATAGAATGATTCTGGTTTATACCACAGAGAATATATTTGAGATACTTTCTTAGCTGTAAATATGCTATACATATCTACATTATTATGTAATATTTCAGTGAAGTAATGTGATACTATAGTATGATGATGTCCAGTCATCATTAAGTTGTTTTTTATTTTGCTGGGATTGCTAATGCTACCATCAACAAAGTTTTTTTCTTTATAACAATTGGATATATAATCTATTTGCTCATCATTCAATAATTTAATTTCGTAAATCATTAATCTTCTTCTATATACTTATCAAATTTAATGTTGCTCATGTTATCTACTTCAAGTAACTTCATTACATTCATAACTTCAGACCTAACTCTTCTATAAGATTCTATATATTGTCCTCGCATATTAGTCCAATTTAATAGTCTAGAAGCAACAAAGTCGGAAGATGATTCAATATCAGTAATAACCCACTGATCCTCTGTAGAAAGATATTCTACTTCACCTTCTGGATATTTTTTTCTATAATAAGCAGGATCGATTGGATATTTCATTTCATATAGATCTTTTAAAAATTCTAATGAGCTTTCAAATTCTTCTGGTTTTTTAATGGTTTCTTTGCGTAACATATCTCTCCATTTTATCCACATATCTTTTTCCCCAGGATAGGAATCAACAATATCTGGTAAAATTCTCCAATCAGATGCAGCCAACATAGAATTTTTTTCTCCCATCTTCTTTAAATATTTTTGATCAAAATATATAAATTCTTTGTCAATTTTTTCAATTGATTCAAAAACTCTATTCTCTTTGATCTCAATAATAATTTCAAATAATATACCAAATTGTTTTTTTAATTCTGCTATTTGCTCAATACTTGCTCCACCAAATGAATAGGTAGACCAAAAATTTGTGTTTGTAGAGAAATCAAATTTAAGTTTTCTTCTTTGGCAAAAACATTCACCATTGTCGTAAAATACTATATTTTCTAATTCGTCTTTTTCAGTATGCCAAAATGGATCAATGACTTTTTCTAGAAATTTTTCTTTTAATTCTAAATTAATATTTGATGTTTTACGGTTTTCTCCAGCAGCATAAATGTTATTAATAAAATCTACTTCTAGCAGTTGTTTTCTTATTGCCATATTTATTCACCAGATCCTGTTTTGATATACCATCCTGTCAAGACATATTTATCTGTAGTAAAAACAGTATTTCCTTTATGCACATGAGTCATTCCAGCTGGCCATATTACAACAGTGCCTTCTGTTGGATTAATTCGTCTTTTTTGATACATAAATTCCGTTTCTCCTTCTCCTTCTGGCACATCATTTAAATATACCAACCATGCTAATTCTCTCATTGAATGCGAAGCTGCTCCATTTTCATAATGCCATAGATGATATCCTCCACCTGGGGAAGTTTTTTGCATTTTTAAATCAGTTGATACCAATCCAATTGTTTTTAATTGTGAATATTCCTCGATATAATGTAAAATACAAGATTTTAAAAATTGATTTACTTGATATGATAATCCTTCATTAGAATAATTTAACATCATAGAAATATCTTTTCTATTCATTCCTGAGACATATTGCTCTTCTCCTTTTACAAACTCAACTTCTTGTGTGCCATTACTACCTGTTTCTAATGTGCTGTTGAAATAATTGATTAAGTTTTTACAAAGTGGTTTTGTAACAAATCCGTCCCATTTTCCTATAAAATCATTGAATTCATATTTTGTGATCTTTTTATCCCACATCAACTCCACGGGTCTGTATTCTTGTATTGCCATATGGTTATAATATAACTTATATTATATAGGTAACTAATTAAAATGCCTTAATCATATATCTAACCTTATGAAATTCTGTTATTACAGGAACAGTAGATTGTGGCTCTATTCTATATGATGGTTTTGGAATTTTAGTAGTTGTGTTTAATTCAAAAGTGCCTTCATTACAACTCATTTGCACATCACTTTGATTAAATGTAATTTGTAATGTTGTTTCTGGTCTGCCTGGAGATCCTGGTGCAACTTGAGAACCAAGTCCAACTCTTAAGGCACCTTGTCCTCCAGCTCCAGAAACATCATCGTAAGAAAAATCAGTAGTTGGATCTATAATTCTGTTTGGACTTAAAAAATGACTATGCGATGCTGTTGAAGTGCCATCAGTAGTTTGAAAATTTGTAACCGAAAAACTATCTTCTTCTGTATCAATTACACCAGCACAGTTGAAGCCCCCCGAAGTCGCTCGGAGTAGTCCACTACTAGCACCTGGTAGTCCACTCTCAGGAGATGGCCAATAATTTGCATAGGAATATGTTTTATTGCCAACTGCACTAAGATCATCTATTATTTTTTGTATACTGTTAAAATTTCCTGTATTTAATTGTAAACCGCTATCGAGTTGAGACCCAACCCCCAGTCCCCTGTTACTTAACCAAAGTCTAAATAAATTTCGCATATTTGTTACGTTTGTAATTAAACTACTTGCTATTTTATCACTTTCAGCATTGCCACCACTTGGAGTGGTGTATGGCAGAGATAAAACTTGAGTCATAACATCTACATAAAATAAAGTTGGTACATCCCATTTTAAATATGGTTCGTCTCCATCAGATTCGGTAACGGCACTAATATAATAATGATCATGCTCTGGAGGTGTAACTGGTATTGAGAAAAGTGGACCAACTGTAGCACCAAGAGCACCACCTGTAACATTAAATGTAACAGCATCGTCAGTAACTAAATCAGCACCAGTAGTTTTAACTGTGCCTAATGTAAAAAAGTTGCTTGTTGTTGGTCCAGTAGCTTGCTCTTCTGGTGGAGATCCAGCTGTGCCTACTTTATCAACATACCAATATCCTCCTTCTTGTCCAACAGTATTATAAGTGCCAGATCCACCTACTCCACCAGTAACACCCAAGAAGACAGATGATGAATTATTACCATCAACAACTCCAGTACCACACATTCTTCTATTTCTATAGTTAGGTAACTTAAAATCACCAGTAGCACTAGCAGCAGCACCTGAAGTCCCTGCAGTATAATTTCCAGATCCACCATAGGTATTTCCTATCGTTAAAAATAACTCCAAATAATCTTTTACAAGCAGAGTTTGTCCATAACAATATACGAATCCAGGAAATCTAGAATCTCTACCTCCTGTTAAATTTGTGCCATAAGGTGTAGCAGATACGGTTTCTTTTAAAACAGGAATAATCGTACCGACAGAGTAACCGTCATATTTTGCTGGTGCAACAATCTGACCAGATCGTTGCTCGTTTTTCTTACTATACCAAGCAGATTTGTATACTCCTCTTCCAACAGGAGCTGTTAAATATGTTGTTACAGACCAAGTAAATGGCGCAGCTGTGGACACAGTAACAGTTGTTGTTTGGGGAGTGCTAAGATTAATAGAAGATTTTAACACTATTCTAAAAGAAGTATTTGTTGCTGGATCAAATTGTCTTGGTCCTGGTACAGCCGTATCGTAATCAATTGATATTAATGTTCCTGAAGTAACAGTAATATCGACTGGTATGTTAATTCCCGTAATAATAACTGGTGCACTTGTTTGATACGTATCTGGCACAACGCCAATAAGATTAGGTGGTGCAGTTAGTGGATCGGGAATTCCATCAGGTCCTGATGTAGTGCTTACTCTCCACGGATTAATTGAAAGACTACCAACTTGAATTATGACCGCTACTTCAGTTGAGATGGATGAAGAAGATCTTGCATACAATGTAATAAAATCACCATTTTTCACACTTGCAGGAAAAATTCCTATTGATCCGTCATTAATTTTAATTTTAACCTCAGTAGATGGAGAAACGAGAGTAACTGGAACACTTACCCCAGCACCAAGACCACTAATTCCTCCAGTTGGGTTTGTTGCTGTTATTGCTGGTGCTGGCTCTGATTCAATTAAAGAATTTATTGCTTGATCAAATTTGTTAACAAAACTAAAATTTGTTGGACTTGGAGGTATTTGTGTTGTTGTGGAAACTTGCCATACACTTCCGTCACCATTCGCAGTAGATCCTTCTGCAACAGCAAAACCAAAACTTTTTATATCTCCTCTAACAGCGCCGCTTCTGGCTTTTAGTTGCATATATTGACCATTACTGATACTTCCTGTAGATGAAGCAAAAGTAGCACCAGATAATACACTAAATCCATTCGCATCTGTTGTTGTCGCATTAGTCGAAGAAATACCAACAAAAGAATCAGTGCCAATAACTTGTGTAGTAACTGGAGATGAAGATAATCCTAGTATTTGTACAACATTACTGTAAATATATGTGCTTAGTGGTTGCCCTGTTATGTTACCAAAACCAGGAAATGGATTTGGTATGTTACGTAATCTAAGTTTTGTTTTTATTGTCCATCTTGCACTTGAATTTCCAATAACTAATAGTGCACTAACAGTAGCTCCATTTGAAGCGGAAGATTTAACTCTTATTTTAACTTTGTCGCCATTTTCAACTCTTGTGCTTGCATTAGGTAAAAACCAAACACCACTACCGACTCCATTTTGTTTTGTAATTTCTAAAGCATAATCAGCAACTGTAGCACCAACAACATTAACAGTAAAGTATACTCCAACTTGTGTTCCTACTGATAATCCAGATATGTTAACTATCTGCTCCGCTATTCTTAATCCATCTGCATATGTATATGTTGTAGCTAATTCCGCATTGTCAACATCAATAAAGGAAAATGGATCTGGAGTTTCGTCTTTATCTATTGTTGTAAGTGACCACGTTGCGTTAGTTTTTCCAATTCTTATAATAACAGTATCTGTTTTACCCCAATCGTTAGGGGCCGTATGTCGAAACCGAAGAGTATCGTCTTTTTTTACAAATACTGCTGTTGTAGAATATGGCATCCCAAGTTTAATAAAATATAATTTCTATGATATATTTATGTGCTATGGACTCTGGCGTATATCTAACCAACCACCACCATTGATACTTACTTGAATTGGAGCATTTGCTGTTACTTCTACTGGTATATCTATTCCAGATATTTTTAAAACATCTAAACTATTAGGATTTGGTGTTATAATATCAACTTGATTTTTAAGTAAATCTATATTTGATGGAATAATAATAGCATCTGGCTCTTCATCAATAATTATATTGATTGATTGTGTTATTGCTGTGGGTCCTCCAGATCCAAGGCCAGCAATCCTATAAGAAACACTTCTAGGTCCAGATGCAGTGTAAGGAATTACTGTAGGAATATTTCCTGTAATTATTGCTGTAGAGGGAGGTACAGTGATAGCAGTGCCAACTACAGGTCCTGTATCATAATAATATGTTGGAGTAATATTTAAACTAATATCACAATATCGAGCAGTATAGTCAAGTATTACTTGACTTCCGTATGATACTCCAACTGGAGTTGTTAGAGTAACCGTAGGAATTTGATAAACGGTCAATGTGACTGATACTGGTATCGACGATCCCCCCAAACCACTAACTGTAACATAATATGTAGTATCTGATGCTGGAGAAACATCCACAAATCCGCTCATGAGTGGATTTATTGCTGCTATATCGGGACCAGGAGACCAAGAAATAGAAGTTGCATCACCAGCAGTATTCCAAGTTAATCTTACTGGTGAACCACCAAAAATCATACTTGGTGCACCTAGTGTTAAAGTGACTGTTGGTTTAACATACACATTAACTGTAACTTGTCTTTGAGTTGTTACACCTAGTGGATTAGTGACTGTTAATGTATACGTAGTAGTTGCTGTTGGAGATACAGGTATACTAGTTCTTCCCGTTACACCACCAACGTTAGGAAATATAGTAGCACTTGTGCCATTTGTGTAAGACCATCTTAAAGTAGAAGAAGATCCATTAATTATACTACTTGGACTTGCAGTGAATGTGTTTATTACTGCTGGTGCTTGTATATTAACAGTAACTGGACCAGAAACTGTATTACCATCAGAATTAGTAACAGTTAAATTATAAGTAGTAGTTGTTGTTGGAGATACCGTAAGAGTACCTGGATTACCATTATTAGTAACGTTTACACCATTTATACTTGCACTTGTGCCATTTGTATAAGACCAACTTAAAGTAGAAGAAGATCCAGATGAAATTAAAAGTGGACTTCCACTAAAACTAATAATTGCTGGTCTTGTCGTTACATATAATGTAACAGATACTAGTGCAGAAGATCCCCCTGGTCCACTAACTGTAACATAATACGTAGTGTCTGATGTTGGATTAACTGATATAGATCCACTTAAAGCTGCATTCGATGATGCTATATTAGGACCAGGAGACCAAGAGATAGAAGTTGCATTACCACTAGTAGTCCAAGTTAATACTGTGCTACTACCAGAACTAATAGTTGAATCTTGAAGAGATAGAGTGATTGTTGGAGGTGGTGGTGGTGGAGATGTAGATGTATCATTAATTGTTATGATTAACTCGTTTCCAACCGCTTCTCCTGTTGCAGTGGCTCCAGGATTATTTGGTGCTGTAAGAAGGTTAGTAATTCCAGGCATAACAGTAAGACTAGTATACAGTCTCACACCAAATGTTTCATTGTTCTCAGTCCAAGTATCATTTAAAAAAGTACGCGAGAAAGTGAATTTACCTGTAGCGTCTGTTGTTCCTGATCCATAAGGCAATAGTGATCCAACAACATCATCTGTGCTAAGTATACGTGCGCTAGAAACGTTTCCGTACATCGCATACCAAAGAGTAGTATTAATCGGAACATTAGTTGTAGAAGCAGTAAAAACAATAGTTTGACCTTCATTGACAGATGTTGATGATATTCCATTAACAGTTGAACTAAGCGTATAAGTAGGTGCTGGTTGTTCGTAAGTAACACTGAATCCGCTAGATCCTGTAGCAGCAGATTGACTTTCTGATAATAATGTGACTTCAGCTGATCTATATCTACTGCCACCTCCACCTCCACCTCCTCTAACACCACCACCACCACCAACCGCCGCAGCATTACCACCGCCGCCACCGCCACCGCCTCCCCCAGCATTTGTAGTTCCAGTGCCTCCTGCCCCCATAGAAGCTGGAGTGCCTACAGCATAACTACCTACATCTCCTCCAGGAGCACCTGCATTTCCTGCTGAATTTGCTCCTCCTCCTCCACCGCCACCACCAGCAACAATAACCATATTGCCAGTTTGACTATCTACTACTGATAGCGATCTTCCACCATAACCTCCAGCGGCACCTGTTCCTGTGGGGTAAATAGTATATGCCGAATTTGTAACAGCATAAAATAATAATCCATCCAAAGAATAAACACCAAGACCTTCATTTTGATTTAAAGTCAACAAATGATCTACACCATTAGATTTGCGATAAACAGGAACAGTATTTGCGCCTGGAGCATTAGGGGGCCAAACATATCCAACTACACCTTCATAATTCCATCCACCACTAACTTCGTTAGGATTTAAAGTAAATAAATGATCTCCAGGTCCAGACGTTTGAAAGAATCTATATAGAGGTACTGTTCCAAGAATACTACTATCATTTTCGAGAGTTAAATAAAAATAGATATTGCCACCGTTTTCTAGTTCATATTGATTTTCTGCAATGAATTCACCATCTGGGTTATGTGTATAAAAGTGTAACTTTATAGTACTAGAATAAAATCTGTAAAATCCCCTCAGTGTAGCTGTAGCACCTGGTGTAGATCCACCCGATCCAAAAAGTCCTCTTGTTTCTGGATTAATTCCAAAATCTATTGTTAAAGTTCTTGCGCCATTATTTACAAATCGAAATGTGCCAAGTTTAGGATTTCCACCTCTACCACCAGATACAGACCCAACAGACCCACCATCGTAACCACTAGATCCCGAAGTAGTGATCTGAATATCTGTGGCTCCTGTAGGTATAACAACTTGGAATATTCCACCACC